CACAGTTTAGAATCTTGGGGCTACCGACTAGGACATAATAAAATAGAGTTTGAAGATTTTGAAAACTACTCAGAAGAAATGCTGACCTATTGTGAGAATGATGTCATGTTAAACTTTAGAGTTTACAATCACTTAAAGAAAGAAAGTAAAGGATTTTCTAGGCAATCAGTAGATCTTGAACATGAAGTATTAAAGATTATCTGTGAGCAAAGAGAGCATGGTTTTCTTTTTGATGAACGCAAAGCGTCATTGCTTGTTGCAGAATTAGAAGAAAACTTGAATGAAGTTATCAAAGAAGTTCGTAAAGTTTTTAAACCTAAAGTAGAAACTTATACCTTACGTGCCATATATAATAACAATGGTAAACTTTCTAAGTTTGCATCATGTCGTGAGCTAGGTAAAAGATTTAGATTAACAGACGATGAATACAAAGAAATAGAAAAGCCACAAAAAATACAAAGATGTATTCAAACAGAGTTTAATCTTGGATCAAGAAAACAAATAGGAGAATACCTACAAGACTTTGGGTGGAAGCCTAAAAAGTTTACACCTACAGGACAACCTATAGTTGATGAAGGTACGCTTACTAACATAAAAAACATACCACAAGCTCAACTTATTGCTAGGTTTTTAATGTTGCAAAAACGAATAGCACAAATAAAATCATGGCTAAAAGAATTGAAAGATGATAGAATACATGGGTTTGTGAATCCCAATGGTACAATTACAGGACGCATGACTCATTCTAATCCTAACACTGGTCAACTACCTAGTACTAGAGTTGAGTATGGTACTCAATGTAGATCTTGTTGGACTGTACCTAAAGGTTATAAATTAGTAGGTATTGATGCTTCTAGTCTTGAGCTTAGAATGCTTGCACACTATATGAACGATGAGGAGTATACAAATGAAGTCATTAACGGAGATGTCCACTCGGCTAACCAAAGACTTGCGGGACTTGAATCAAGAGATAAGGCTAAGACTTTCATCTATGCCCTTTGCTACGGTGCAAGAGACAGAAAGTTGTCAACAATTCTTGGAAAAAACACAAGAGATACTAAACGAATTAGAGAACAGTTCCTCGATAATTTACCATCATTTAAAACTCTTAAAGATAGAGTTGCAAGAGCAGCAACAAAGAAGTTCCTCAAAGGATTAGATGGTCGAAGATTAATTGTAAGGTCTGAGCATTCTGCTTTAAATACATTACTACAAGGAGCAGGATCTATTGTAATGAAACAAGCTTTAGTATTGTTTAGATCATACATAAAGGATCTTGATGCTAAGATTGTAGCTAATGTCCATGATGAATGGCAAGTAGAGGTTCGAGAAGATCAAGCCGAAGAAGTAGGTAAACGTGGCATACAGGCTATAATAGATGCAGGTTCACTATTAAATCTTAATTGTCCATTAAACGGAGAATACAATGTCGGAAACAACTGGTCAGAAACTCATTAAGAAATGTATTGAGTGCAAAGCTATTTTAAATGAAGATAATTGGTATCCTTCTTTTGTAGGAAAGAAACATTATAAATGCAAGGTTTGCTATGATGAAAGACGAATCATTAATAGGTACAAAAGAAAATATGGAAGTTTAAATAAAGCCATAGCAAGGTTGATTTATATATCTACCAAAAGAAGATATGATGCTGTTAAAGAAGGTCAGGTATATGTTATATGTAACCCTGCTTTCCCTAACTGGTGCAAAGTAGGCATGGCTGTAGATGCAGAAGATAGATTAAAACAATATCAAACATCTTCGCCCCATAGAGATTACGAATTAATCAAATGCTATAGTGCTTATGATAGGCGGGAAGCGGAAGTACTAGCCCATACAGAATTAGAAAAACATTATATGCGAAAAGGCGAATGGTTTATGTGTACTGGTTATAATGCTCAAAAGATTTTAGATGCAATGTTTGGAACAAAAGGAGAACAACTTGGCTTACTCTAATAATTTAGAAGATATTGTAGATAATATATACAAAAGTTTAGAGCCTTTATCGGAAGGCAGTCCTATCTCTTTGTCTGATGAAAATATAGAAAAGACAGTTTCAGATATTAAAGAAGCATTAATAAACTGGTCACGACCTAGTGAAAGAAATAAAAACTTTGCATTAAGAATGTCTAATGTTGGCAGACCTGCACGACAACTTTGGTTTGAAAATAAAAATCCAACCGAAAATAACATTACCCCTTCCAATCAAATAAGATTTTTATATGGTCATCTCTTAGAAGCTATTGTATTAATGCTTGCAAGAGTTGCAAATTATGAAGTGACAGATGAACAAAAAGAAGTAGAAGTTGATGGTATCAAAGGACACATTGATTGTAAAATAAATGGAGAGGTAGTAGATATAAAGACTGCTTCTAGAATATCCTTTGATAAGTTTCAAAAAGGAACTGTAGCTGAAGACGATCCCTTTGGTTATTTAGCACAGTTATCTGGCTATGAAGAATCAGAAGGCACTTCTAATGGAGGCTTCCTTGTTGTATCTAAAGATAGCGGAGAACTTTGTTTTTATAAACCTGATAGTTTAGATAAAGTAAACATAAAGAATCGTATAGAATCTTTAAAATCAGACATATCCCTTGACAAGCCACCTGCTTTTTGTTACGATCCTGTCCCCGAAGGTGCAAAAGGTAATATGAAATTACCGCGCCAATGTGCTTATTGTTCTTATAAGTACGAATGTCACAAAGATTCAAACGATGGTCAAGGATTGCGTACCTTTAAATATTCTAAAGGTCTTGTATACTTGACTGAAGTTAAAGCACTACCAAAGGTTGAGGAGTTATGAATAAAAAAACTATGAAAAGAATACATAGAAAAGCAGAAGACATCTTAAAGGGGTGGCTACTTTCTTTGTTACCTGACGAAGAAGCTGACATCAATCGTAAAAATATAAAAGAATATTTACCTGATCAGCAGTACTTTTATGCTGGTAAAAGTTTACGGTTAAGTAATTACTCTTACAAGTGGGTTTGTAAATTACTAAAGAAAATGCATAAGGCTGGTGTTGATATAAAACCTATGACTTATGCAGACTTCAACAACTTGTATAGAAAGTATTTAGTTTGAAAGTAAAATCAGGTAAGCGAAAACGTAGAGTACCTCGTCCTGTAGAAAAGAATTTAGTTACAGGATACGATTCTAATTGGGAGTATGTACTACATCAAGGTATACTTTCTGATTGGGATCATCACAATGAAACACCTGTAGATTACATAGTTGAACATAAGTATCATCCAGATTTTGTAAGGGTAATAGACGGTAAAAAAATACTGTTAGAATCTAAAGGTAGATTTTGGGATTACTCTGAATACAGTAAATACATATGGATAAAGAAAGTCTTACCTGATGATGTTGAACTTGTGTTTTTATTTGCAGAACCTAATGCACCTATGCCAGCAGCTAAAAGAAGAAAGGATGGAACTAAAAGATCTCATGCTGAATGGGCTTGGAAAAACGGATTTAAGTGGTATAGTGAAGACAGTATACCTGACTCTTGGATAAACATAGAAGCTAAACAAAAGGAGCAAGAATGAACAGAGCTAGTATTGATGATGTAACACCGCAGGAATGGGATGCTTACAATCGTAAAAGAATACAGGCCATGAAAGATCCTAATAACTACAATAAAAATGGACAAACAGATCAAGAAAGTATCAATGCTTTAGATACTAAAATGGAAACAGATATTTTTGAGCCTAGCAAACCTTACCATCATGAGACTGATCACATTGCTAATGTAGCTAAACAACTTGATGATAATGTTAATAGCCCTAGTCATTATAATTCTGGTGCTGTTGAATGTATTGATGCTATCGAAGCTATGCTATCACCAGAAGAATATACAGGATATTTAAGAGGTAATTCTTTGAAGTATCGTTGGAGGTTCAGATATAAAGGTAAGCCAGTTGAAGATTTGCAAAAAGCAAACTGGTATGAAGATAGGCTTTTAGAATTTATAAAGGAGAATAAGGATGTCTTGGGATCGTAAGGCTGAACGCAAAGAAAGATTTGATAAACGTACTAAAGGAAAAAACAAACAAAAAAGAAAAGGCAGAATAGAAGATGATTACAAAGACTACAAAAAAGGAAGGTAAACAATTTTATTTAGGAATTGAAATTGATTACGACAAAGAAAAAAACTTAACTAACTTTTCTTTAGATACTCTAAAGGATAGATACTTTTGGGGAGATGAAGAATATGCTCAAGAAGCTTTTGCAAGGGCCGCTACATATTGCGCTACTTATAAAGGAACTACTGATTTCAATCTTGCACAAAGACTTTATAACTACGCAAGTGATCATTGGTTTGGTTTTAGTACTCCTATACTTAGTAACGCAGGAACTAGCCGTGGCCTCCCTATTAGCTGCTTTCTTAATTCAGTTCCTGATTCAAGGGTTGGCCTATCTGATCATTATGACGAAAACATATGGTTGGCATCTGGAGGTGGAGGTATCGGCGGGTGCTGGTCTGATGTACGCAGTAATGGCGTTAGCACTTCTAACGGCAGTCAGTCTACTGGTTCTATCCCTTTCATGCACATAGTTGATTCTCAAATGTTAGCCTTCAACCAAGGCGTAACAAGAAGAGGATCATATGCTGCTTACATGGATGTGTCTCATCCTGAGATAGAAGAATTTATTAACATGCGAAAGACTACTGGAGGAGATCTAAATCGCAAGTGTTTAAACTTACACAACGCTGTGACTGTTAATGATAAGTTTTTAAAAGCTGTGCAAGATAACACAGAATGGAGACTTATAGATCCTAAATCAAATGAAGCTATTAAAATAATGCCAGCAAGAGATATATGGTTTCAAATAATAAATACTAGGGCAGAAACAGGTGAGCCTTACATTGTAAATTTAGATCGTTGTAATGAAGAGCTGCCTCAACATCAAAAAGATATAGGATTAAAAGTTACTCAAAGCAATTTATGTTCTGAGATAACTCTTCCAACTAACGAAGAACGAACTGCTGTCTGTTGTTTAAGCTCAGTCAATTTAGAATACTTTGATGATTGGAAAGACTCAGAAGAATTCATAGATGACATGATAACTATGTTGGATAATGTTCTTGAACATTTCATTGAACATTCAACAGATACTCAGAACATGGGTAAATATAATGCAACTTACGACAGGTTTAAAAATTATGTTAAAGAAGATCACAAAGGTTTTACAAAAGCCGCTTATAGTGCATATCGAGAACGCGCAATCGGCCTTGGGGCAATGGGGTTTTGTAGTTACTTACAGCGTAACGCAATTAATTTCGAGAGTATGTACGCCACAAGTTTCAATCATAGAGCATTCTCCCACATCAAAAACAGAGCTGTTGAATCTAGTAAGCGTTTGGCTGAAGAACGTGGGGAAGCTCCTGATATGGTTGGTAGCGGTCTTAGGAATAGCCATCTTCTTGCTATCGCTCCTAACGCTAGTAGTTCTATTATATGCGGTGGAACAAGCCCTAGTGTGGAGCCTCAAAGGGCCAACACATTTACGCACAAAACTCTTACAGGTAGTTACAAAGTTAAAAACAAATATCTTGAAGCCCTTCTCAAAAAGAAAGGGATAAACAATGAAGAAACTTGGAAAGATATTGCGGCTCATGAAGGCTCTGTTCAGCATCTTGATGAACTATCTGAAGAAGAAAAAGAGATATTTAGAACCGCACCTGAACTTAACCAACTATGGATTATTGAACATGCACATCAAAGACAGCAATACATCTGTCAAAGCCAAAGCATTAACTTATTCTTCACTTTCCCAAAAGCTACAGAACCCCAAGACGTTCACGATTCTTATCTTGAGTACGTTAATTCTGTTCATTGGGCTGGTGCTAATAAGCTAAAGTCTTTATACTATCTAAGATCTGACGCAGCTAGAGCAGCAGAGAATGTTAATATTAAAATACCTAAAATAAATTTAGAAGACATGGAGTGTTTAAGTTGTGAAGGTTAATTTTTTATTAGCAGTATTACTTGTTTCTTCTTGCTCCACTTCTAAAGGGCCTTCGATGTGGGATTATATGTCACCTGAACATGTTAAATGTTATGAACAAGTAAAAATATGTGAGCAGATAGGTTCAAGAATGTTATGTGAGTGTTATAGCTAAAGATGAAAGATAATATATTTGATTTAATAAAACGGATTAAAGACATGCTAGACTATTATAAACTAGCTGACGATGAACGAAGATTAGAACTAAGGATATACAAAGTTAGATGGATATGGTATCATACGATACTTGCTATCGGTTTGGGGATAGTCATTTATCTTTTGTGGGAAATTAACAATAAACTAGGAGCAATGATATGAGTTTTGAAAACGCGCAGTACTATGTAAGTGAAACAAAACAGTTTGTATCTTACGATGAGTTCATGAAAAGTTCTTTAGATTGGAAAAAACCTTTTAATAAATTAAGTGCTTACGACATAAAAGCATCAATGGTTGAGGAAGGTGAATAGTAAGTTCCATAGTTTTTGCGTTAGAATGTGGTTAGATCATTGTGATGAAAACAATACGCTTATATCAGAGCGTATGTCTTTCCCTATCTACTGTGAAAAATATAATGATTGGTTACATGAAAAATATAAGGAGACTTTAGAATGAACCCATACTTAAAAGCTTTAGAAATGAAGTACGAAGCAGAGATTGAAGTAATACAACTTAATCTTAAAAATTACTTAGATAATGCAGTAGCAGTCGCAGAACATCCTAATATAGTTCAAGATATAGATGATCTTGTAGGAGCATTAGCTACCGCACAAGAAAAACTAAACACAATACAAGGAATGCTTTAATGAGCCTGACAGGTACAAGAGATTATTATAAACCTTTTGATCACCCTTGGATGTTCGATTATTATGTCCAACAAAATCAAATGCATTGGTTCCCTGAAGATGTACCATTACATAATGATGTACAAGATTGGCAATACCTTAGTGATAAAGAAAAGAATTTATTAACACAAATATTTAGATTGTTTACTCAATCAGATGTAGATGTTAGCACTGGATATGTAGATAGATATATGCGTATCTTTAAAAAGCCTGAAGCACGTATGATGATGGGTGCATTCAACAACATGGAGTCTATACACCAACACGCCTATAGTCTTCTACTAGACACTGTAGGTATGCCTGAGATTGAATACAAGGCTTTCTCAGAGTACGAAGCTATGGCAGATAAACATGAGTATGTTAATAGTATAAAAGTGTCAGGCAAGGACAGGAGTAGTATTGCAAAAGCTTTAGCAGTTTACTCAGGATTTACAGAAGGTCTTCAATTATTTAGTAGCTTTATAATACTTTTAAACTTTCCAAGATTCGGCAAGATGAAGGGCATGGGACAGATTATAACTTATAGTATAAGAGATGAGTCCTTACATGTTGAGGCCATGACTCAGTTATTTAGAGAATACATACAAGAAAACATAGACCTGTGGACTGATAG